AAAGACTTAGGGTGTTTACGGACTTCATAAGTCATGTTCATCCATATACACCCATCGTCATAAACACCAAATAAAGCAGCAGGTTTGTTATCAGGACTAATTAAAAGAAAGGTTTTACTTTCTAAAGTATCGTAAGACATACAAAGGACTGGATTCATACCAGCCCTATTAAAGTCTTCGATTCCTTCCTTCAATAAATCTTTTGCTATCACAGGTACATCTTCTAAGGTTGCAGGTCTGACGCTGAACCCTGGGGTGGAATTAGTCAAGGTTAACCTCCTCTGTAGAACCGGCTGCTGTATTTACCTTCCCACGTTATATCCAAAAGACTGACTGGGAATGGAGTATCCCCTACAATCCTAATAGATGTGTTCTTGTTACGTTGATAAATAGGTACAACGTGGACGGAACCAGCAGAAAGGTTAACGTTATTAAGTACGTAAGTGTTAGGTAAAGTAGTAGACACAACATTCTCCCAAGTAGGGATACCTGTCAAATCAACTTCATAAGTTACTGGTCCGCTCAAACCTGTGGCTACATTGATACGGTGAAGCACAAGATCAGCAGTTTGATCACTACTAACATAATTACCTTCATTCTTAGTAATGTAGAACGTAGGCAGTTCTAGGAGCATCTCGTATTGATATCCAATAATTAGATCCCTACCACGATAGTCTCCATCAATGTCAGCGTAGTAAGCCCCAGTGGAACCCGCTACTGTTGGAGACAAGATAGCCCCAACGGATTGACTAGAAGTTGAAGTAGTACTACCAATGTAATCACCCAAGGCAACAACAACAAGGGTCCTACCAGTTACAGTGTCGTACGGTAGGAACACCCTGGTGGTATCGGTACCTGAGTTGTAAGTACGATAAGGGTTAATCGTCCAGTAATCAAGGAATACGTCAGTTCTTTCACCAGTAGGTAACGTCAAGAATCCTTCGTCACTTGATCTACGAAGATTAAAAGCTTGAATCTCTACATTAGTACCATTAGCTACAAGAGTATAGTAAGTACTTTGATCGAAGAACTGCTCTAACAAAGTACCAGTAAGAGTCCATTTGTACCAAGATGCAACTCGCTTATCGCTTAGCTGAAGGAACCTATATTGATAGACAGTGTTACTACCAATTGTACCCAAGGAGATAATAGAAGCAGCAGCAGAAGAGACAAGATGATCAATTGTACTGGGGATCAATTCAGGAATGTTAAACGTAAGTTCTTCCGCTGAAGGCGGGGAATCATTACGTATTTCATTAAGACTGAAGAGTTTAGTGTAAAGAGAAGTCTTAGCAATGAAGTTAGTAGAGATACCAGTAGAAACAGCTTCAATGTCAGGATCACATTCATACGATGACATGGTGTTGATCTTAGCTGTTTTAGGACTCAGAATATCAGAGTCAGTACTAAGCAAGAATTGCTCAGTATCACCAAACAGAATCAAACCAACAGCAGTAGGTCGTACGTAATGCAAGGTAACAGGTTTAGCAGTTGATGCCGAAATATCAATCGGATCATCATCAGTAGCTGTAAGGGCTGTAGTGTTAAAGAAGTTGAACAGGTCACCTGCTCTACTCATTGTTACAGTTTCATTAGACAAGAAACCAAACCTATTCCGATAAAGGAACATATGCTTGATTGTAGATCCAACAAAACTTGGATTAGGATTAGTAGTAAGATCACCAATGATCCGTTCATCCCAAGTGATTGGTCCGTAAGTAAATGATCCATCTGCTTGACGTACCAACTGATGTGGCATGGTCAACGGATCAAACTTATATGTGATACCAGGACCAACAGTTTCTTCCCAAGTACCAACACCGTAGGTTGCACCTGAGGAAGCTACAAACTTTAGCCACATGTCATCAACTTCTATGTCAGCAGAGTTGACAACCTTTACAACGTAACCGTTTTTAGCTTGGTTAGGTAAAGCAGAGATCGTAGCTACGGTATCTTGGAAGGCATACATGGCATCCTGAGAAGGACCGCCAACTGCTTCAATAGTAAAAGCAGCTGTACAACTAATGTAGATACCAGCACCAACACGAACAGCAGTGTAAGTCTTACCACTAAAGGTTTGGTTGTGAATATCCCCAACAAGGTCATTAAGGATAGCATCTACATCGCCACCAGAACCAGCATTGTACGTACCACGAAGAGTACCATCAAGTTTAATTTGGTAATGACCCGTGCCTACAATAGACAGAACAACAAAAGCTTGGTGAGGAAGAGCAGCGGTAGTAGTTGCATCCATGGCTACAGTTTTACCTTTGTTCAAGATAAAAGTGTAGTCATTAAGAGTCAATACTTCAATATCCTCAGGATTAGCGTTCTTGAGGTAAGCGTTAGCAGGTACAGTGGTGATAGCACAATCCGCTACTTCAGTATTGTACAGTCCAAGCTTGGTAGCTTCATCTGCTACAGCATTGTTGTAGTTGGTCTGTGCTGTATTCATAGCAGCTAGTGCTGCAGCAAGTTGACCAGCAGTGTGTGTAGCAGCAACAGTACGAATCGCTGTAAAGACCCTGTAACCCTCTGCAGCAAGCTTTGGGTTCTCTCCGGTACGTTCGGTGCCAAGGCTGTATCCAGCGGGCAAGGAGACGCTTGTAGACACCACTGCGTTAGCGTTCTTAACTGTGTAGACACCAGCAGCATTTTGAAGAATACCAGAGGTCAGATATTGATCAACCTGACCGTAGGGATAGTTATAGTTAACAGCAAACAGTTCTTCCGTTGTTGTATTCTGACCATCAAGGGCTTCAGCGTAATCAGCTTGAGCGTTGTTGAGTTCAGTCAACCTGGTCTTTCTAGTAGTAACTGCAGTGTTGTAGTTAGCCAATGTAGTCTTTACATCAGCAATCACACAGGTACCAGGAACACCAGTGTTACTCCCCATGTTTACTGCACGAGGAGAACCATCAGTCAAACTCCAAATACGAAATACATTGTTTGCGTATTGAGCAACGTACTTCTCATCTTGATCCCTAAGAATCGAAAACCAACGACCAGTGGTGCTAGCGTTTGTCAACGACTCAATGTATTCACCACCAGGACGCTTCAACATACCCAACGCAAAGTCAGGTAAGGTGTTCACAGCATCTCGGACTTGTCCAGGAAACTTCCTGCTATCAGGCTGTTGAGAGATACCAAGAAACAGGTTTGGGATTCTCTGGGAAATTGTACTCATCGCATCAAAGCTTGGTAAGGTTGATAGCTTGTGTAATAGTTCTGACCATCCTTGAACCCAAACATGGAGTAATCACCTTGGTTGCACTCATATTCCAGAGCAGCAGCTTTAGTGTAAATCTCTTGTTCAGCAAGGAGTTTATTGATCTCTTGGTCACCAATCAATTTGGTAGCACACATCCGTGCAGCACGTGCAACGATGTAAGCTTGTACCGGAGGAGATACCTCAGTAAAGTCAAAGTACCAAGTCAGATCAACGTGAACGTTCTCGGTAAACTCATAGGTGTGGTGAAGTCGATCGTACAACTTACCATTACGACGTACCAAATCGTAATCGTTTTTATGGTGTTCTACATTTGCATCCATCTGTAGAACGTTGTACGGATACTGGATTTCGTTAGTTGTTGAATCAGGGATCATTTCGTAATCCCGTTCAGTGTTAAAGATCCATCCTTCTGATTGTACTTGCTTGTTGATCTCACGCAAGGTATTAAGGACAATGGATACTTCAGGGTTCTGTAGATCCAATGTGGTGACAGGAGCCTGTCCCACTGAGCTAAGTATTTGATTTACAGCATCCAGTTCGGTGGACACAGCATAAGTAGGAAAGGGCATCTCTTGTCACAAAAGAATAAAAAAAGGGGACCCCGAAGGATCCCCCAAGATTGATCGTTAATTAAGATCAGAAAGCAGAAGGTGCAGTACCGCCCACGTACAGCTCAACAGCAGCAGCGGGGTTCAGGTAGTCAGCGCCCATGGCCAGACGGCCAAGGATCACATCACCCTGGTAGATCACCGACACGTCACCGCTGGTCACTTGGACCTGGGGACCGATAGCTTCCACCACACCAGCGGCTTCCTTCTGGAAGATCAGACCGCAGGACTTGGTACCAACTTCAGCAGCAGTACCGTAGTCATTCTGAATACCAGTGGTAGCGGGGCTAGCGTTCTCCAGAGCAGGATTAACAAAGCTACCCAGGTTACCAGGAGAAGTTTCACCAGTGGTGCCGCCATAAGCAGTACCGTAGTTACCCAGGAACGGAATGTTCATGGACTTGTAGATCTTGATACCAGCGATTTCGATGATACCTTGACCGTTCTGCAGAGCGGTACCCGCCACGTCGCGGTTCACCAGACCGTTGGAACCAACAGCTTGGATCAGAGCGTAGTACTGGCGGGGGTTCAGAACACCAACACGACCATCAGAGGACACACCCTTTTCATCCATGGCAGCAGCAGCATCATAGAATGCAGCCACCAGAGCAGCGGAATCAAAAGCGTCAGAATCGTTAGCGGAAGAACCCACACGAATCTGAGTACCACCAGGCTCAACGAAGCTGGCCTTGGTGATAGGAGATGCAGAGCGAGCACCGCGAGCAATAGCACGGAAGATATAGCGGTCATACTTCTCAGCGAGAGCATAACCAATCTTGCGGCTGATTTCGCTACGCAGGTCGTAGTGCGAAAGCACCTCATCCAGTTCGTACACGAATGCACTGGAGATCAGAAGGTCATCACAGGTGATGGTCTTCTCAGCCACCGGAGGTGCACCGTCGGTGTTACCAAGGATGCTGTTACCAGGGGTGTGGTACTCAGCGGTGGTACGGCCAGTGTAGATGAACTGCAGGCTCCTGCCACCCTTGAGGGTGCGCTTCATCACCAAGTCACGAGCAATCGACTCGCGCTGGAAGCCTTTGAACATTTCACCCGAAAACAGTTTCAGGTACAGAGCACGGGCATCACCCGCACCATTAGATTGACCAGGGCGTGTAAGAACCGCCGGGTTAACACTAGATTGTTGTGCCATTTTTAAGGAGTAAGAAAATTAAAAGACTTGCTCCCAAACGTTTGGAATTTTTTTTTGAGTATTTTGTCTGTCTCTCCAGACCGTCTAGACGGCGAAGGGTGTCCTCGTAAGGGCCAACGCCAATAGGAAGGGGATCCGACTCTGAGGTGTCCCCAACCTTATTTAATTATCCGATGGAAGGTGCCACCAAGGCGACTGGAGTTGTCTCCATAGCAGCAAGGTCCAAAGGGAAGTTGTGTGCGTTTCGTTCGTGCATGACTTCAAAGCCGAGGTTGGCTTTGTTAAGAATGTCTGCCCAAGTATCCACAACATGTCCCTGGTTATCAATAAGGGACTGGTTAAAATTAAAGCCGTTAAGATTAAAAGCCATCGTGCTGACGCCAAGAGCAGCGAACCAGATACCAACAACAGGCCAAGCAGCCAGAAAAAAGTGTAGACTTCTGCTGTTGTTAAAACTCGCGTACTGGAAGATGAGCCGTCCGAAATAGCCATG